TCAGGTTTCTTTTCGTCTTCAGAACATTCGCATTCATCCATAGGCTTTCCGCACTCAGGACATCTTTCGTCTTTTTCTTCGAATTCTTTAGACATACTTTTATCCTCACCTTCTTCTGCCAACTTAAATTTCTTATAAAGTTTTTCTACCTTAGAAACTACATCGGCTTCATCATGTTGTCTTGCATAAGCCAAAGCACTAGCCAATGCAAATCTATTATAATAGAAAGTGCCATCTTTAAATTCCATAACTGGATATTTTAAATTTTCAGAAGGGGCTTCTTCCCAACCATCCATAACTTTTAAATAAACTTTCTTAACAAGTTCTGCACGATTAGAAGCTTCCATTACCCTATTACGGAGTTCAGTTTTATCAACTTCTCCCCAAGGTGTTTCTTTTAATTCTGTTGTATTAACAGAATAAGATTTTGCAAATTTGGTCTTTCTATTTTGTACATAAATATCCAACTCGCTATCTTCCCTTTCAGCAAGTTTTTGCCATACTGATTTGTAATAATTATTACAATCATTCTTAATTGCTGTTTCTGAAAAACGTTTTACATCAATAGTGGAACCAGGAGATGACGGTCTAACCGACATTCCTAATACAGTAACACCCATAATATTAAAACGTTTTGCAACAGTTCCATCTCCATCAGGTTCTTCTTCCACGCCCATTTCTACACTTACAGACCTTGTATGATTTGCTTGTGTAAAAATTTTACAAAACTCAGGAGCATATTGTTTTGAAACAACACCATCAATCATACCACGTAGATATCCTTGATTATTTCTAACAAATCTTACTTCTTGTTCTGATGGAATATAACCTACAATTGCTTCATCTGAAGCATGTCCCGTAGCATCTCCATAGGCAACTTTGGCAACTAAAAACTTACCTAACACTGAAGAAGCACATTGTCTAAACACTTCTTCAGTAATAGCGATTTTATGACTGTTTGGATTACACCCAAGAAAATCTACTTCTGTGACTAAAAATTCTTCTTCAGAATAATTTTCCATGTTAATTGTCATTAATGTGCCATCAGACATATTATAGACTTTTTCCAAACTCACTCACCTCGCTTTCTTTTTGTAGGATGCTATACAAAACAATATCTTTTTGTAATTGCTCTGTTTTATCATAATAATAAAACTTACCATCATAATATCTAGGATGATAAGCTTTTCTTTGCAAATATAAATTTAAATGAAAATCATCAATATGGATATATTTAGAAGTATCTCTGGGTTTGCGAATTATTAACATATAATTATTCTCCTAATCCAACAATACCCCAATTTATAATCCTATCATCAAAAGTATCAAAACTTTCAATTTGATGAGCTTTATTCTGTAATGTTAACATTTGTCCAATAATTTTATTATATGAACGAACTAACTCCATAAGCTCTGCATGAACATTAATATCACCACGCTCTAAAGCTCCTTTATTGACTAATTTTATCATCTCATAAGTTGCCATACACTCATCTAATAATCTATCAAACATATCGGCTAATCCACTATATGTTTCTGTATGAGCTTCTACTTCAGGACGAACAGAACTTTCATCATAATTATCTTTTATTTCAGATACCATATCAGCCATTAACGGAAATAAGTGTGCAAGTTTATGATGAATAATATCTGAAGCTTGAACCATAGCCCAATCATTTAACATAACAGATACAGCCCTGTCGAATAAACTATTTAAATTAAAAAATTGACCATACAAAGTGTCTAAATCTTTACAAGTCTCTTTGCTAATATACATAAATTATTCTCCCTATGTACCCGAAGTATCATATTCCCTGCTATCACTAGACACATCCGCTTTGCGTGGTCTGCCTGGTCTGCCAGTATGAATATAATTAGTTCCTTCTCTATTATAGTTTGATGCATTGCCACCATTTTGTTGGTCATTAGAACCGCCATTAACTGTGCCACCATTATTACCTACATTACTTGTAGTAAATATAGATTGTAATGAAGAAAGATTTTGCATCCATGAATTTTCGCCACTTGATTCTTTAAGCATATAACCAAACATAACAGGGTCATATCCAAATGCACTTGCAAAAGCAGTTTCATTTAATACAATACCTGTTTGTGCAAGTTTCATAATGCCTTCTTTACGCCATTCACGTTCAAATCCATAAGTGCTTCCATCTAACATAAACTTAAATTTATAATGTTTAGTCAATTGATTAACATAAAAATCTAAGAAATTATTAAATTGAGAATAAACCTTACGCATAACATTATAGTCTGCAAGAATAGCGTTCCTAACTTCCTCTTGTGACATCTTATCAGATGAATATAAAATCCTACTTGCGCCAGCACCACTTGCCAAAGTAGTTTTAATCTGTGTTTCAGCCATAGTCGTATTTTCATCTTTGAACTGATACCACTCATTTTCTTCAGCAGGCATCGCACCAACTACAATATGTTTGCCAATAGCCTGTTTAACAATATGTAATAATGTTCCAAGTCTAACAGGGTCAAATGCGGTAGCATTTGTTTCATTAGATTTTAACATTTTAATTTCACCAATAAGATATGCATATGCCCCTAAAGCATCTTTATCATACTGAAGCTTTCTAGTCGGTATATTCATAACTGCATCTCTCATAAGTGAAGAAAGCATTGGCACATCATTAAATGTAGAATCATCCAACTTAAATACCCATGCTCCACTCGGTAAACCATTATGCATATATATAGGACTCGTTTGTGTCCAATAGGCAAATGTTCCAGTTCTACGGTCAAATTTATTAGACGGTAAATAATTTTTAAATGCATTACCATCATACATAGTTTTCATAAATTCTTTAAAAACTTCGTCATACCCATTAATATCTACACCTGGCTGTAAAAAATAATTCATATTAAAATCATATAAATATCCCTTTTCCCACGCACCAGTTATTAAACAATATTCTTGTGGCATTAACTGTAATGTATAAGCTGGTTTAGACAAATCATCATTATTACGTAACCAATAAAAAGCGGTTTCACTGCGCATCATCTGCCTTACAACTTTCAAGAATTCTTTTTTATAATTAAAATTAATCAAAAAGTCTTCGACCTTTTGTTTATCCTTTTTATATTTAGCAGAATTATATTCACTTTTGTTCTTAACATTAATACAAGTGTAAGATAAATCAAAAGCTAAAATATTTGAATAATATTCTATTAGACGCTTGAATGTAATTTCTGCCAATTCCATCCATTCTTGATAAGCCTGTAAATCTTTTGCTTTATTTTTAGCATCTTTTAAAGCATCAACAAGAGATTGATATGTTGGAACTTTAGGATTATTATTAAGATTAATTAAATTTTGGTTCAATAAAGAAGGGGTGTATATATTACTAACATTCAGCAATGTATCACTAAATGCAACTGCAACTTCTTTTAGCCATTCTGCTTGTTCTTCAGAAAGCATTTCATGAAATTCTCGTGCCAACTTTATTGTACCCCCTTTCTTCTAAACTAACATTATATCTTTCCAAGCATCTTCATCAAATTCTTCTACTTGGTCTTGTTTTGATAATTTATTTTCAAGCATATTAAAAAACATATTACCATATGCTAACGTAACAATACGGTCTTTTGTAAAAGACCTTGGTTCTCTTAACTTAATCTTACCTTCACGAATTTCTTGTCTAAGTAAAATAGCTTCTTGAACAAGTAATTCAGTCTGTACAAACGGTAACTTCTCACGCATACGGTCAGTATTGCTCATTTTATGATAATCTTTGCGCTTAACAAGTTCATTATCATATTCAACATCGCTAATAAGTAATCTCATCTTATTATCGACCATAGCATTACGTAAATTACGCCACATACTATCATTAAAATCAGTAGAACCTTGAACTGGTATAATAACAGCTTTAGCCTGTGGGTCAACTTTACGTGAAGCAATCTCATTTATTTTAGCATCAGTTAAGAAATGCATACTCATATCTGACACAACAGTAAATCCACTGTTATCCCATTGGTCTTTACCACGAATTGGATGAATATATGGTTTACTTAGTTGTGTTAAATAAATTTCACCACCACTACGAGCATCAAGCACTATGTAATCTGCTTTATAATCATAAAATAACTCACGAATCCTACGTTGAGTTAACTCTGAGTTACCACCACTAAGAGTTTCAAGATAATCAAGGTTACAAATCATCTCACCCTTATCGTAAAATCCACTAATACACTCTATAACAGTGTTATCGTTAGCTTCATATTTGTTTGTTGTAGTAGAAAACGCAAAGTCTATACATAAAATACGTGTTTCGTTAGATTTTTTCTCTCTATTCTGCAATTTTGTACCAGATGTAAACTCAACATCAGTTGGCGGTCTAAATGCTTTATGTAATTTCTGACATTTTCGCAATAACTCAAATGGGAAATAAGCATCTTCAGCTTCGCCAATAACTTCATTAAGATATTCTGCTCTCATATCTAATGGATTTGCAGTCTTTTGTATCTTTGCCCACTCTCCAGCGGTCTTTAATCCATATTTTAAACTAACAAATATATCAGCCGCAAAGAAATTATACGCAACTTTACGATTTATAAACGATTCTGTGACTACACTTTTAAATAATCTCCAATACCATTCGGCTTTATAACGTGCTGACGTTATATATATAGAAATTCCCTCTTCATAATAGTCAGAATCTTGCGCATATTCTTCTTTTTGTAAAAATATAGACTGCCTTGGATGACTCATTGGTTCAAAAATACTATCAACATCACCTTTTTTAAGTAATCTGCACTCTTCGTATACTAATACAGTGCTTCGGAAACCTCTAGAACTATCAACAGGAGGTAAAACTTTTATAGAACTTCCATTAAAAAAGTTAACTTCGACCTCATCTTTAGAAGTTTTTATAGTTATTAACCCTTGCTCATACATGTATTTCAAAACAGGTGATAACTTCTTTACAAGTTCATTTCTTATTTTACGTTCAACCATCTGTCTACCTTGGTCTAATGTAGACGCAGTAATAATAGCTTCAGTATATGGTTTTAAAAGACAAACACAAATACAATATAAAGCAACGATAAATGTTTTTGAACTTGCACGACTACAAATA